TTTCCTCCGGCATAGCAAATACCGATACTGTTTGTGTTGTATCCGGCGGCGTGCGCTCCTGGCTTTTCTATCGGGCGGCCCTGCTCTATCGCGCCATCGCGGCGGATGACATAGTGATATCCAATGTCGTTGAATCCGCGCTGAAGATGCCACTGTCTGATTTCGTTCACACCGATGTCCATCCGCGCATAGGTGTCCGAACAATGGATTACGATAAGGTTAATTTTTCTCATGTTTCCTGCGTTTAAGGGTTTGAATTATTTTAATGCACCACCAAATCAGAGCCAGGATCGGAACCAATGTTCCGGCAAGCTCACTGACATTGCGGAGACTTAACCAGTCGTTTACCTTAATCCAAACAAAAAAGCTGTTCAGGCCGACCCCTATGCTGTTATAGAGGTAATTCCATAGGTATATGATGTGTTCTCTCATTGCCAGGTAGTTTTTTTGTTTTTATTATCCCGGATCAGCGGATTGGTATTTGTCGCTCCGGACAGATGTTTCTGAAGCTCGCGTAAATATCTGTTTGCCATATTTCTGTATTTTGAAACCAATGTGTTGACCAGGATTGTATCCGGTGGGTTCTTTTCCCGGATACCGTCGGCTGCGACTCTTCTTTCCATCCAGATTCCGGCATTGTCTATGTTTACTCCCATATCTTCCATGGCGTAGGCAACAGCCAGACAGACAATAACAGGGCGAACCAGTTCGATGGTGCGTTGTTGTTGATCTGAAATGGTGCCTGATAACACCGCCTGCCGGAGTTCACTCAAATCAACGATATCGGATATATCCAGATCCTCGGCCCGTCTGATAAAAGCTTGCAAATAACGGAATACGATATGTCCTATTGGTTTGTAATATTGTGAGAAAACAAACCGGTCCGGGATCAGTTCTCCCCGTCCGGCTTTGTAATACTCAGACTCTTTAAATTCGGGGAACGAATCTATTTTGTCAAGAAAATGACTGATGATAAGGTCGAGCTGATCGAAACCATTTCGCCGGAAGATTTGTTTCAGATCTTCCTCCTGATACCGATAGAGTGAATCGGTATTTTCTCCGGCAACCCGGGCAAATCCTCCGGAAAGCAGGAGTGTATTCAGGAGTGTGAAATTCTCATACACAGTGATGTTTGCAACTGCTTTCCGGCACATTCCGATCTCATCGGGGAATGTTGTCAGATCTTTTGCGATCCGGTTGAACAGCTTAGTCCCAAGCAGAGGGATTATATATGTGTTTTCCGTAGCCAGTAAAAGATTTTGAATCCGGCTACAGTCGTAGGATGATGCAATCTGAATGTAGTCCTTCAGTTCATCAATTAGCTGATCTGGGTTTTCTGAGAATAACATTATGCCAGGTTTTTAGTGGTCCCTGATCCTGAATCGAGGGTTGTTAATATTGTATTCCGGAAGCGTAGCTGTATGTCTTTTACTCCGTTGAACTCCAGCATTGCTTCGATGGGATCGAGCAGGTTCTGCCGATCGAGCCAGGCCATGGCGATGTTTACCAGAAAGGCTTCGCGGATATTGCTTCCGCCCTGATTTCCGGCATATGTGCCACCAGGCATTCCGGCACCCAACACATTCGGATTGACCATCAACGAAAACAGGATTTCGCTGTTTGCAGCTGCTGAAGTGACCAGTTTGTCGTCGGCTTTGTATTTGTTATCGAGAGGTTCGATAATCCACTGCTCTTCAGGCCTTCCGTTGTTTCCGATCGTGTAATGGGTGAAAATGGCTTTGTTTGCGTTCTTTGTATCTGTCAGGCTTTCTTCGATAGCGTCCATTTCTTCCTGAATCTTTTGCCGCCGTTCTTCCGGATTTTTGTAGTCTTTTTCCGGATACCGTTTGTCCCAGTACGCATAAGGTATCTTTATATGCCAGGTCCAACTGATTTGATTTTCATAGGCTTTGTCCAGGAAAGCAGGGATTTTATTGGCTATACTTATCCATCCGGCTAATTTGGCAGCCCACCAGGCAGGCATAGGATAAATGTCGCTGCTGTCCCACTCGTCGCGGAGCGGATAGATGTAACTTCTTCCGGCAATTTTTCCGGCGTAGCGGATACGCTCGAGGTCGGCCAGGGGATCGTAGTTATCGAGGACTGGATAAACTTCGATATTTTGGGGATTAGAGATATCCGGCCATTCTCCGGAGACAATGCAGTTTTCAATTATGCCGTTACGCGGCTTTGTCAAACGGCAATGCAGGGCGTTGATGGCATTTATCCCAACGATCTGATTCCCTGCTATATTTGGGATCAGCTGTGGAAAGGATATCCCGAATTTCAGGATATCCCGGTAGGCATTTGCAAGATAACGCCGGACTGTCCGGGACTGAAGGAAATTAATAACCTGAGAATCATTAATGACTTCTAACAGCTCATTGCCTTTTGCGTCATATCCGGCAACTTTACAAGGAAAAACGCCTTGCCCCATGACAACCCGGTGCAGGAATTTAAGTCCGGTGCTGAGAACTCCGGTTTGCCCGATTATTGTTGCTGCTTTTTGTGGGAAATCGTTGGAAGTGGTCCAGGCGCAACATTCGTAGTTCCCTACTTTTACCGAATCTTCTACTTTTTCGGTTTGTACGGAGGATTTGACCGTTTCGGGTGCGCCGGTGGTAGAAGCGAAGAATTTTTCACCGTAGGCCATTAATGGGGTACCATTTCCGGAGGTAAGCAGCTTAACACTCATAACACAACCTCCTTTCCGTTAAAACGAATGATCCGGTCAATCCCTACCGGAGTGGGATGGCCGGTTGAGTTACCGTTTTTATCAACGGGAAGTACTCCCCTGTAACGGTTTGCTGTCATGTCCATGTTCAGACCGCAACAGACCGCACGCGGGATAAATACCCGTTCGCCGTTTAGTTTATCGAAAGTAATACTAAAAACTTCCTGTTCCCCGGTTCTCGGGTTTGTTTTAACGTCCATTTCCTGAAGAACAGTTTTTCGCCGAATCGTTGCCATTGTTCAAATCTTTTCGGCGAAAATAGGAGGGAAGGAAAGGAGAAAAAAGGACAAAAAAAACGGAGCTGTAAGCTCCGCTTTTCTAAACAGTATCAAATACTCTTTCGGCTTTTTTCCAATCGTCCGGAGGAGTAAATTCACAGTCGTTTATTACTTCTTTGCCATTTATATTTCCATACCGGCAATATATTTTCAGACAGTTCCGGAGGTCGGACAATGTTGTTTTTACTTGTGCCATTTCATTGCGTAGCTCAATATATTCCTCCGGTCGGGGAAATACACCGCGCAGGTGAAACATTTTATTGGCCAGTTCTTTTTCTTTAGCCTGGTATTCATCAAAAGTTTTAACCAGGGATTTTACAGAAATCTTGCCATTAACTGAATGCTTTGTCAGATTAATCATAAATTACTCCTTTCCTGTTTCTAATTTTTTTACAGTGCTTCTTTCCTGGGTAGCAATGACTTTCAGGTGTGCAGCGGCTTCCTGCATTTGCTTTGCAATATCTTCCAGTGCTTCAGCCATCCGGACGATTTGCTCATTTGTAAAACATGCCGGTTTACCATTCACCAGATATCCGTTTATCCGCTGATGGATCCAGAATTTTGATTTTCCGAAATAGTCTTTTGCAATAGATGCAAATGAAACGATATTGCCGATCCGCTGTAATTCGTTCATGACACTAATGTGCGATGCCAGTTCGAGGGTTGGTTGCATTCCTGCACGAGCAGCCTCTTGCAGCTCTTTTTTACGGGAGTCCGGAAGGCTTTCGAGTTCCTTCAGCCGGGCATCCAGATAAGCTTCTTTTTCGTCGGTTGTTAAACCTTCCATTCCGCGGAGGATATTGTCTAAATCCTCATTGCTAAAAAATGTTGTCTTTTTCATACTTCCTCCTTTTTTATAATCTTTAAAATGTGTCCCCCGAAGGGGACACGTTCCTGGTTTATTTCAGTTTAGAGAACTGATCCAGAATCGCATTAATCAGCGTTTCTTTTTCTGTCTCCGTCAGCCCCATTTGTTTCCAACCTTTCGAGTAAAGAAGGAAAAGGTTTTCCAACATTGCCCGGTGGAAGGTGGTGGGCTGATCGCAACTTTCAATAATTTCCAAGAACTCTTTTAAAGATTCCCTCATAAACTTAGTATTTGGGGTTAAACTTCACTACAAAGATAATAAACTTTAGTTTATTACAAAAACTTTTGTCAACTTTTTTCAATTTTTTATGCGGACGGGTACAAAAGTGTTGTTGTTGAAGCGTAATGTACTGTTGAATTTGGTCCAGATAATTTTGTCGATAGCATCGCCGAAGTGAGTTGCTTCTTCCGGAAGTACTCCGCTGCGACTGCTTTCGCTTTTTTTGTCCTTCCCGAAACGGCCATCGTGTTCGGTTACGCGGGTATTATTCATACTGATAATGGAGAATTTACACCGGACGCCGTTAAACCGGATACCGGGGAAACGCGGATCTGCTTCCTTGAAAATATTTTGGATGAGCAGGAATTTATCGTGTTGGGGTGGCTCCATCCCCTGATGAACGTGAGGAATAACGTACCAACCGTTTGATTTCAGCCGTTCGATAGCCTGTTCGTTGTAGCTTTGTGAACTGTTTGCCTGCCGGTGATCCCCGTACCGGTCGCGGATGTAAATAACAGTACGTTCCTGATGATGTTCGTAGTAACGACAAAATGAGTCGATCAGGGCATTTATCATTGTTGTGGGTGCCTGATCGGGTTTGACGAAAAATTCATTTATAAAATTCTGCAATTCTATCTCAGAAAAAAGGCCGGTGACAAAATCGTAATTCCGGGGTTGGCTGACGGTCATCAGGCTGATCCGGGCACCCCAGTCGAATGAAAGTTCCAGAGGTTTGTGTGTGTCACAATCCGAATCATAGCGGCAATCTTTTTCGGAAAGCCGGTTCCAGTCGAAATTTGAATCTTCTGCTACGTCCCGGATAAAAGCGTCGTTCGTAGCATTATAATAGATATGGCGGTCGGAGAGTGGATAGTAGCAATCTTCTACTTTATCGATCACCATGTTCATGATCTCAATCAGGAAGGTCAGCAGCGTTTGTTTTTTATATTCCCGTCTGATATAGGAAAAGCCTACGTTTTGGATATTATCGAAAGCATTGGCCAGCGTGAACAGTGTGCCGTCTTTGCTGACAAAAGGTGCAATACTCTTTTTCAGACGAACCGTTTCGTTCCAGATACTTTTGAATTCGGATTCTGATTCGCAGTCGAGCAGCTCCAACTGTAATTTTATTATCCGGTTCCAGATTTCGAAAAACCGGATTCCGCGTTCTTTTTCATAGTAGTTGCCGATATCAAGCAGCCATTTTTGTTCGGCGGTGTACGGCATGGAACTGGAATAGTGGAAACCATGGTGCCAGGGGATCGGTTGCGGACTGTGTGGTCCGAAAATACCTTCATTTCCCCGGTTGGTCGGTGATGTTTCTTCGTCGTAACGTTGTTTATTTATTGTCAGTGCTTCGTCCAGAATCTCGTAATCGACGGATGCTCCACGCGCTGATCCGGCGCGGTCCTGAGAAAGAAGCAATAAGCCGTTACCATTCGAAAAGCTAATAAAATTGTCGAACTTCATTACTTTTTCGTAGGGTTGCAGGAAATGATCCGGCGGTCGGCGGTTGATGACGTAGTTGCCGGGATCTTTGGCTGAGACGTGCATTTTATAGCCCATACTTTCAAGTAGCTTAAAAGTGGATGGGAGTGTACGTGTGAGCAGCTGTCCGAAAGTCTGTCCGGTTACGGCAGTTAAAGCCCGGGGCATGGTCCGGTTAATCAGGTTGATGTCCCAGGCTATTCCGGCTGATTTCCCGGTGCCTCGCCCCCAGATGTCACATTTGTTTTTGGCCTGAAGGAGTAGGCCGATCTGTTGTGCCGGGTTGAATTGTATTTTTTGCTCTATCATGAGTTCATGATTTCGGTGATATCATCGTCGGTAGCCGGATTGATCAGAGCATCTGCGATGCGTGTGCGCTGATCGATCGGTATGTTCAGAAATTTGTTCAGGTCAAGATTGTAGGTATTGTTGTTGACCTGGATCGGGATAACGATCTGATGTTTTTCCAACAGACGTGGGTCGATGTTATTCTCCGGAGCTTCGCCCAGAGCTTTTATCAGATTTGCCTGAGCTGCTGCCCAGGCTTTCAGATTACCGGTGTCCTTTGCTTTCTGGCAGAGTTCGATAATGTCGTTTAATAGCCAGTTGCGCCAGAGTTCATAATCGAAGGTTTGTTTGCTGTTGAACATACGGACGGCGTTCCGGCAATCTTCATAAGCCTGTGTCCGGCTCAGGCCGGGATACTTTGCCTGAAGGATGGCAACTGCATTTTTTGTTACCGGATTTTTTTCCAGAAGTTTGGAGGCAGAGACCCAGCGGTTGAGCATTTCACGTTGCCGGAGCGGAAGGGTAGATTCATTTCCTTCCAGGATGTAGGATTTGATGGTTTCGTAGTCCTGATCTTCGAGTGCTTTCATAGCGATGTTTTTGCAAAGGAAAGCAGGATCCGGACGATGGAAAAGGACAAAGAAAAGCCCCGGCGTGAACCGGGGCGAAGTTTATTTCTGTTTAAGGGTGAGCAGCCAGACGAAAGTCGGCTGTCCGGATAAAGGTACGCATGTAAAGCCGTTTGATTTCAACGCCTCGAAAATATTTTCCAGAGGTATCGGATAAACGGAATTGAACATTTCAGCGATTTCGGACGATGTGAAATGTTCGTCGGCCTGCTCCCAGGACTTTGCCGGAGCATAACGCTTTATGAATTCACACATCAGATCGTCAAGGGCCTGTATGGCCTGTTCTGTAAGTTCTTTTTTACACATGGCTTTCCTCCTTTTCCAAAAGAAATACAGAAGTATTACGTACATTCAGTTTTTCAAGACTGGTATAGGCAGACATCAAACAGGATGCACAAACGTTCATTTCATCAGTGAATTCCTGAATACTACCATTGAATTCTTTTGTGTAAGGTCTCAGATCATCATCCGTTAGTATTGCAGATTGTATCCGGATTCTATTAGCAATACTGAAAATCTCCCGGGCTGCTCTAAGAAGTTCAGATTTAAATACATTAGCAGATTTCGGTAACAAGAATTCTTGTTTTTGCTCCGCGACAGTGGGAGCGGTGTTTTTCTTTTCCATAATTCGAGTATTTTTGAACTTTTTAGGCACAAAAACGGCGTGCCTTTCCCGTTGTTCAAATCCTACTCGGAGGGTTCTATACGCCATTATAGCAATATAGACGGGGGTACACGCCGCATGCGTTTATCATGTGTTGAGTGATAGACATAAAAAATCCGCAACTCGGATTGAGGGCGGTCTATCTCCACCTTCGAGTATTGATTTGAACATTGCAATGATAGGTAAAATTTTTGAGATGGCAAAAATTGGAGAGAAAGAAAAACGGAGCTCTTAAAGCTCCGTTTTTCTTATTTATCTTTATTCTTAAAATCCTGCTTGGTTTTAAACATCTCAAGAAGTCCTTCCCTTTCCTCTTCAGACATTTTTTTTGTCGACTTTTTTAGCAGCCAATGATAAACATTCTGATTACTAACTGTTAAAACATAGGCCTGAACAAATTCCCATCCTCGTGCTCCCATCCAATTCATTGCATCAACCATAGAATTAAATACAACAACCTCACCTTTGTTATTTCTTAAACGTTGATCCGATACAAATTTTCTCACTTGACCGAAATCAATAGTAATAGTCACTTTACTACTCAACATTTTTTGAGTTCCGACAATTTGGCAATAAAAATATTGCATTTCATCAGGCATAGAATCTTCTTGTGTTTTGATTATAGGTACGTCTAACTCATTTATTTCAGATGAATGAATTGACTCCGGTTGAAGTACTTTTTCTGGATCTATCTTCAATGATTTAGTAACAGGGATTGCTGCTGTCTTCCCTGCTACT